TACGGGGGTTTTGGTTTCGGGTTGGTTGGCATGTTCATGGCTAGCTCCTTTTCTTCGCGGCTGCTCGCTTGGCAGCGAGGTTCTTGTTGTACGCACCTTTGGCGGACAGTGGAGCAACGGACGGAGCGGACGGAGCGGACGCCGCGCTGCGTGCAGACGGCTTGGATGGTGCGACAGCTCCACCGATCTTCGGTGGTGCGTTGCCGGCTGACATTGCATCAACCGCTGCGTCTACGTCATCGGTGCGCTCACGCATGCGCTGCAATACGCTGCGCTTCGGGGGAGTAGCCATTTTGTTCTCCTCGGCAGTGGGCAGGACGCCCGGGTGGATATTACACGACTCGTGGCTTGCTCGCGGATTCGATCACGTTCTCTGGCAGGCAGGGCGCTTCCTTCACGGTGACCTTGGCAGGATCCGGCATGTGGATAGCGATCAGCGGTCCACCGACCGTGCCGCCACTGCCTTCGGCGACTGGCAGGCTGCCGCTCTTGGCAGCGGCCTTCGAGGTGATGCCTGAGAGTTCTGTGATCTGCTTCATGGCGTCGAGTCGATCTCCGTTGGTGGCGGACTTGTTCAACATGATCTCGGAGAGCGTCATGACGCCCACCTCGGCCATGACCAGCGCTGCCTGCCGTTGGGCCTTGACCGCCGTGCCTGAGTAGCCGGTCAGCTCTTCCTGCGCGCTTCGCACCATCTGGACGAAGGATGGCCACTGCCGTAGAACGTCCCACTGGATCTCGGTCAGGCCGAAGTCGGTCGCTAGTTTGCTGGCGTCTTCCAGCCCCAGAACGATGTCGAAAGCGAGCCGGGAAGCGCGCTGACGCATGAAGGTCATGGTGATCCCAACGTCGGTAGGGGAGAGCTGGTGGGCAGGCACGGCGACACCCGTTTGTCAAGTTCGTGGTAGCCTACCGCGAAACCGCCCCGCCGGAGTACCCCCATGGCCGCCAGCCCGCTACTTCGAGTCGACTTCGGCCCGCAGGCCCCCCCGCAGCCGGCGCAGTCCAGTTTCGGTTCTAACACCATGGACATCCCTCCCGCCCAAGCTGCCGGCAACCTGCAGCTGGTGCTGACCGGCCTAGCCGGGTACATCCAGAGCTGCTACCGGGGAGCCGCCGACAACCGCCGCAACCTCCTCGTCGACGACCGAATGATGGCAGCAATGCGAGCGCTGCGCGGGGAATATGATTCAGCAACACTCAGGGACATTCGACAATTCGGTGGCAGCGAGGTTTACGCGCGGATCACCGCCAGCAAAGTCAGGGCCTGCGCTGCCCTCCTCCGTGAGATCTACACCGCTACCGAGCGGCCATGGGCGCTCAGCCCAACCCCTGAACCAGATCTGGCCGGCACGTCCCTGCAGGAAGCCGTTAAGGCTGTGTTGCAGGCAGAAGCGGCCGAGCTGATGGCCGCCGGCACCACTCCGGAGATTGCTGCGCTGAAGAACCGCGCTGCGGAGTTGAAGGACGAGCTGCTGCAGATGCGCAAGAAAGCCGCCGACACCGCGCTGCAGACGCGCACTGCCGTCATCGACGACGTGCTGTGGGAAGGCAATTTCTACGAAGCCCTCTGGGCGTTCCTTGGCGACATCGCCACCTTCCCGTTCGGCGTGATCAAAGGTCCGGTTGTGCGGATGAAGAACGTGCTGGTGTGGAAGAAAGGCATTCCATCAACCGAGATGAAACCGGTGCCAGTGTGGGAGCGCTGCAGCCCATTTGATGTGTACTTTGCTCCGTGGTCGCAAGGCATGCAGGACGGGTACATAGTCCATCGCGAGCGCGTGAGCCGCAGCGCTGTGCAATCGCTGCGCGGCCTGCCCAACTACAGCACGGAGGTGATCGACCGCGTGCTGGCGAACTGGAACCACAAGAGCGCGGAGTGGTACGACTACAACGAGACGGAGCGCGCGGTGCTGGAGCAGCGCGAGTCGCAGATCGCGCCGATCTACGGTGGTGAAGGCAACGAGCGGCCGATGCCGATGCTGTCGTTCTATGGATCCGTGAGCGGCAAGATGCTGCGCGACTGGGGCGTGGACGAGGGCAAAGTCCCCGACGAAGGCAAGGACATCAACGTCTTCGCCTACCTGATCGGCGGCGAAGTGATCGGCGTGACCATGAACCCGCACCCGACTGGACGCCTGCCGTTCTATGGCGACTCGTTCGAGCGCGTGCCGGGTAGCTGCTATGGCAATGCGATCCCCGACCTGATCGACGACATACAGAGCGTGGGCAATGCGGCGTTGCGCGCGATGGTCAACAACCTCGCGATCGCGTCCGGCCCCATGGGATGGATGAACGAGGATCGCCTCGCGGAGAACGACCCCAACGCTGACAAGTTGTGGCCGTGGAAGATCTTCCGCTTTACCGATCGCATGACGGCAGGCAGCACTGAAGAGCCGATGAAGTTCTTCCAGCCGACAGCCAACGTGCAGGAGCTGCTGACCGTCTACAACCAGATGCTGACCATGGCCGACGAGATCTCGACGATCCCGCGCTACATGCAGGGATCCGGCATGGGTGCTGGTGGTGCCGGGCGCACGGCTTCTGGCCTGTCGATGCTCATGGAAGCGTCGAACCGCACCATCAAGCAAACGGTGTCGTCGATCGACCAGAACGTGATCGAGCAAGTTGTCGAGGATCTGAACGTGTACCTTGCGCTCACGCGCCCAGACGTGGTGATGGAGGGCGACATCTCCGTGATCGCACGCGGCGCGGTCGAGCTGATGCAGCGCGAAACCCTGCGCATGCGCCGGCTGGAGTTCTTGCAGATCACCAACAACCCGATCGACCAGCAGCTGGTTGGCGTTGAAGGACGGTTCAACATCCTGAAGGAAGTGGCGCGGGATCTCGGTATGCCTACCGCTGATTCGATGGCGCTGAGCCAGCAGCAGGCCGACCAGATCAGCCAGATGATGATCCAGCAGACCATGACGCAGATGGCGGGTGCTGGGCAGCAGCCTGCCGGCCCGCCCGGCGGCGTTACCCCGGCTGCAGGTGGCGGCAATACCCCGGTCGTTCCGCCCGGCCCAGCTCCCGGTCCCGGTGGCGGCCCGCCGCAGGGTGGCCCCCCGCCTCCGCCGCAAGGGTGATGAATGAAGCCGAAACCTGACCAACGTCTGTACGACGGTTTACATCGTCTGAGGTCGAACTATGATTTCCAACTGTTTGTGAAGTTCATGCAAGCCGATTACGAACACCTGAAAGAGTCACTAGTGTCCAGTGATCTCGCGACAATGCCCTCGACGCAAGGTCGGGCTGCGGCGCTGCGAGATGTTCTTGAGATGGTCAACAAGGAGCAACCCAAATGAGCCAGATCCCCGCCCGTGTGGCGGCTGAAGCTGCTCAAGCCGATGCACAACTTGCCGAGCTTGCCGCTGCCGCTGCCGCTGCTGAACCCGCTTCCCCCGCACTGAGCCTCGTCGAAGGCGGCGGTGTGCCACCTGCTCCAGCGCCGCCGGCTCCTTCCGCCGTACCAGTGGATCTTGCCGAAGAGCTGCGGCGATCGCGCGACTTCATCTCCGCCCAGAATGGACGACTGCAAGCGCAGGCCGACCAGATGCGCGAGATGCAGCGCTCAATCGTGGAGCTGCAAGCCAATCGCCCCGGTGCTCCTGCCGCGACCCCGCCGGAAGCTCCGAAGTTCGTTACCGAGAAAGACCAAGAGGAGTACGGCGAGGATCTGATCGGCCTGATCCAGCGGGTGATTCGACAGGAGCTGGGCGGCCCGTTCGAGCGCATGGCTTTGCGCATCAACGCTCTCGAAACGCGGCTGGGCACGGCTTCCAAGCAGGCCGAGACTGCGCAGCAGTTCGCCACTCAAACGGCGGACGAGCGCTATTTCAGCGCCCTCGACGGCAAGATCCCCGACTGGGAGAAGGTGAACGACACCCGGGAGTTTGTTGACTGGCTGAAAAATCAGGATAAGCTCTCTGGCGAGACGTACTACAACCTCCTCGCTCACGCCCACCAGCAGCGAGATGTAGGCCGAGTTGTAGAGATCTTCAGAGTGTACAAACCGGAACTCGTAGTGGATTCCCCGGCCGCGCCGGCACCGTCCACTCCTACGCCGCCGAAGCCGTCGGGTCGGATTGACCCCCACGAGCTGGCCGCACCGGCAACCACCGCCCCCGCAGCCCCACCGTCAACGCCCGGCCAAGGTCCGATCTGGACTCAAGCCGACATCGACAAGTTGTACGACGACAAGGTGAAGGGACGGATGTCACAAGTGGACTTCGATCGCTTGGAGAAGCAGTACCACCAAGCCATGCTCGAAGGCCGAGTTTCCCTAACGTGACTGACCGACTAGGAGTCCTGCCATGGCCGTTTTTCCGCTAACCCCCGGCCCCACCCCGCCGGCACACCCCGACTACTCTGGGAAGCTCATTCCGCAGCTGTGGTCGAAGAAACTGCTGGAGCGTTTTTACGACGCAACAGTCCTGACCGCGATCTCGAACACGGACTACGAGGGCGAGATCAAGAACATGGGCGATACCATTATCGTAAACGGCATCCCCGACATCACGATCAACAACTACCGCATGGGCGACAATCTCGTGTACGAGCGCCCGGCGGCAATCATCGAGACAATGCTGATCGACCAAGGCAAGTATTGGGCGTTCCAGCTCGATGACGTTGCCAACGTGCAGGCGCTGCTCAACATGCTGCCGAAGTGGGCTGAGAACGCCTCGGAGCGGTTGAAGATCGTCGTTGACACTGACGTGCTGGCGTACCTCGTCGGCAAGGCCACCGCCGTTACCAATCGCGGTGCCACTGCTGGCAAGCTGTCGGCGAACATCAACCTCGGCATCGCCGGTACCCCGGTCACGATCTCGAAGACCACCGTCATT